TCGCACACTAGAAGATGCTACAGTTATCTATCGTATCTCGCGTGCACCAGAGCGTCGTATTTTTTATATCGATGTCGGTAACTTACCTAAAGCAAAAGCAGAACAATATCTACGTGATATGATGGTTCGCCATAAAAATAGAGTAGTGTATGACGCTACTACAGGTGAAGTTAGAGATGATCGCAAGTATATGACTATGCTTGAAGATTACTGGTTACCTCGTCGTGAAGGTGGTAGAGGCACAGAAATTACAACACTACCAGCTGGCCAAAACCTAGGTGAAATGGCTGACGTTGAATATTTCCAGAAAAAACTATTTCAATCATTAAGTGTTCCTTTCTCAAGATTACAGCAACAACAGGGATTTAGTCTTGGAAGATCTGCTGAAATTTCCAGAGATGAAGTAAAGTTTAGCAAGTTTGTTACTAGACTTCGTAGAAGATTTAGTTATCTTTTCTATAAAGTATTAGAAAAACAATTAGTTCTTAAAGGAATCGTAGCTGAAAATGACTGGAAAGAACTACAAGGTCAGATTACTTTTGACTTTGTAGCTGATAGCCATTTTACAGAATTTAGAGATACTGAAGTTCTTGCTAATAGAGTCCAAGTAGCTACCAGTCTTCAACCATATGTTGGTAAATACTATTCTGATAACTGGATTAGAAAGAATATTCTTAAACAGACAGATGAAGATATTCAAGAGATTGCAGTAGAAATGCAACAAGAAAATGTTGTAGCACTGCAAATTCAAACTGCCGCACAACAATTAGCACAACAAATGTTTAATCAGCAAATGCAGCAAATGCAGATGCAACAGCAGCCTCAGGCTAATAATACGCAATAAAAAGGTATCGTTATGGAAAAATTAGGTGATTATGAAAATGCTTATATTGAAAGATTATTTTTTGAACATCAAGAACTTTTTAAACAAAAAATTGATTTAGTATCACGACTAGTCGTAAATCAAAAACATATTGAAATATTAAATAGAGATATTAATGACGTTGCTACAAGGTTTCATCAATTAAAAAATATGTATGATAGTTTATTAATAGAACATGAGAATTTAAAAAATTCTATTAATTTACAAGCTGAAGAAACAGTAAAAGCTAAAAAAGGTGCTAAGTAATTATTTTTGATAAATAATATATCAAGATTAGGAGATTAATATGGAAACTGTAGTAGATATTGTTAACGCAGCTATAAACAAAGATTCTATTGGATTAAAGCATTCATTAGAACTTGATCTTTCATCCCGCATTTCTGACACTTTAGAAGGTATGAGACAAGATGTAGCTAGCAGTCTTTTCGGTAGTGCTGTTGAAGCTGAAAGTGCTCCAGCACCAGAAACACAAGAAGGATCTGAGTAATGCTTACATTTAGTAGATTTGTCAATGAGGTTGCAGAACCTTTAGCTGGTGATGAAAAGAAATTTAAGGCTAAGCATGTATTTGTAAAGCACAAAGAGCTAGCAGGCGAGCCTACAAAAGATGATAAAGTCTTTAATGCAACTAATGTAAAAAAGACTAAGCGTATTGCAGATCAAGAAACTAATGAATCTGTAAAAGAGAATACTGAGCAGGTAGTAGAAGATAATGAAGTAGTAGATCCAAATCCTATGGCTACAGATGCCACAGAGTTTAGCGATCCTAAGCCTGAAATAGCAGTAGCAGCTGCTAAAATGCCTGAAGAGGAACTTAAAAAAGTTCTTAATGTAGAAGAAACAAAACATACAAGCATGTCTTCATCAATCAGAAAAATTTTAGGAAAATAAAAAAATGAAAAATTTTCAAGATATAAAGAGACAGCTTCAGGAGAAACATCTTACTGCTGCTGAAAAGAAAAAAAGAGAAGAGATTGCCCAGGCAATCGAAAAAAAGAATCCAGATATGCCAATGGAAAAGAAAATGGCTATCGCTACCGCTCAAGCTAAAAAAGTGGCTGAAGATTATGAAAAATTTATGTCTGAAATTAACAAGCTTGGCATTACAGAAGAAATGATTATCGAAAAAGGTTTACTAGATAATATTCTAGGTTTCGGTTGGAAGTACGGTAGCAAGCTTTTTGGTAAAGGTAAAGCAGCAGAGACTGGTGCTAAGTCAGCAGAGGATATTATAAAAGGTACTCCAACACCTACTACTCCTAGACCGCCAGCAGCAGATGACCCTATGGGTGTTCTTGGGCCTAAAGTTACTCAGCCGTTTAAAGATACAGAAGGCGCTAAAGAATTTACAGCTAGAGAGTTAGAGAGAATTCAAAAGGCTGTTGGTTCTAGTAAATCCGTTGATGATTTTAGGGCTCCATCAACAGCACCTAAAGCTGTTGATGATATTCCAGGTCCTCCGCCTGCAGCTCCTAAAAAGCCTACTCAGCCAAGAGACACTAGTGGTAGATTTGTAGCAAAGCAAGCTGATGATATGAAACCACCTCCAGGTGCAGGTAGAGCAGCAGTGACTACAGGTGCTAAGGCAGCTGATGATATTAAACCACCTCCAGGTGCAAGTCGCGGTTTTAGTACAACAGATAAAGTAATTGGTGGCGCATTAGCTGCTGGTGCTTTAGGGTTAGCTGCTGATAGTATGTTAAGCGGTGATAAATCATCTGCAGAAACTCCAAAGCCTGAATTTAAGCCAGTGCCAATGCCTGAACCTAATTTTCCAAAGTCTGAATTTAAGCCAGTGCCAATGCCTGAACCTAATTTTCCAAAGTCTGAATTTAAGCCAGTGCCAATGCCTGACCCATCTAAGGCAGCTGAACCACCTAAGGCAGCAGAGCCTCCAAAAGAAGACAAGCCTAATTATGATAATATGACATTTGGTCAAGCTTTTGCAGCAGCAAGAAAAGCTGCTGCAGAAAAAGGCGCCCAGTCAACTGGCAGATTTAATTATAAAGGTAAAGAATACCAGACCAACGTAAAGGGCGAGAAGTATGTTTCACGCGCTAAACAAACTGCAGTTGGTGAATCTTTTGATAAGTTGCCTGCAGGATCAATTGATGAAGCAATTTTAATGTCTCTAACTAAGATTGAGAACAAGTAATATGTCAAAAGCTTTTCTAGATAGTTTACAAGAAGTACTTAAAGGCAATCAACATAAGATTGATGCTAATAAGAATGGTAAAATTGATTCACATGATTTTAAATTATTAAGATCAAAAAAGCCAGTGTCAGAAGATCTAGATGAGCCTGACTACGAAGGTCAAATGGCAAAGACAGAACTTAAGGCTATTTGCGATAAAGCAAATAAATTAGAAACTATGTTAAGAGATGAAGATCAACTTGAGGCATGGGTACAATCTAAAATTTCAAATGCTAAAATGCATATAGATGCTATTCATGATTATATGGTTTATAGAGATAAGCCAAATATGGAAGCTAAAGTTCCTAATATTGCTGCTGGTCCTGGATCACTTACTGTATTGGGAAGTAAGAGTGCTTTTGAAGAAGTAGATTTCTTTGCAGAAGCTAAACGTGGTCGTCCTCGTAAAGATGGCGCAAAGTTTGCTAGTGAAGATGATACTCAAGAAGCTGATAAGAATATTATGAATCAGCTAAGAAAGAAGCCAGAAGGCGAACATCAGAACCTTACATTTAATAATGGTGAGAAAAAGAAAGTGCATGTTATACATGCTACTAGAGCTCTTTCTATGCTACAAAATTCTAAGCCTTCTGAGAGATTAGATCTTCAAAACAGTCTTGCTCATTCTCATAGCAGATTTATGGATACAGTTCGTACTGGTAAGGCTGTTAAAGAAGAACCTCGAGCTAGAGTTTCATTAGCTAAAAGAGTAGCTGAAGAAGCAGAATTAATTGATGAAGGTATAACTAAATTATCTAACGCTCGTCTTAAGTTTCATGCTACTAAAAACGTACCTCATGGATCCTATACTCGTCAAGAAATTAAAGACGAACATAAGCGTCGTATGAAAGTTGATCCTGAATATCATACTGCTAAACCTTCACTTAATGAAGAAGAAGTTAAACAGATTGATGAAAAGGTAAGTGTAAGTAAGAAAGAATACTCATGGGGTAAAATGATAACTGTAAATCATGGTGCATCTCATACATTCCCGCTTCACCCAGAACATCAAGAAAAGATTGCTAAGCTTAAAGATGGTGAATCAGTATCTTTTACTGATGAAACTAAATCAAAAGTAAAAGCACATAGAGAAGGTGATACTATACATCTTTCTCATGAAGGTTCTAGTTCTAAAACACCAGTAGCTTATTCTCATTTTTCTGAAGAATATGTTGAAGAAGATGTAGCAGGCAGTTTACATGCAGGTGCTAGAGGCGCTTGGGACTCTTTAACTTTAGGTGGCGGTAAATATCTCAGAGGTACTGCAGATTATCTTGCTAAAAAAGTTATGGGTAAACCTACTGACTGGAATAAAGAAGTTGAGCAAGAAAGAGAAAAAGATACTAAAGCACAAACTGAGCATCCAACAGCTTATGCTGTAGGCGAACACGGTGCTACAATAGCTACATCATTAACTGGTGCAGGATTAGCAGGCAGACTCGCAGCAAAAGCGGGAATTAAAGCAGGTGCTGCCTTAGCAAGAGGTATTGACTCTAGTAAGGTTGTTAGTGCGCTTGATAGGGTTGGAACGCGCGGGCTAGTTGCTGGTGCTGCGGGTTATGGTGCCGGTGTTTATAAAAATCGTGCAGCAGTAGCTCAAGATTTAGATAAAAGATATGGTGTTAGCGAATCTATAGATGAAGATGTAGAAACAAAAGCGTCTGATAGACGTGCTAAGAAAGCTATTACTTACAGAGATCCTAAAACAGGTAAAATGAAAGTAAAGCTACAATCAAGCCCTAAGAGAGAAATACATATAGAATCTGTAGTTGATGAAGGTAAGATTATTCCTAAGCCAAAATTTAAAACTGGTGAGATTGGTTTTATGAAAGGTGGTGGTCCTGAGCAACATGCAGCTATTGCAGAGTCATTTCTTATTGAACTTAGCAACGAACAAATTGAAAAGATTAGTTTAGTGTTTGAAAAACTAAATGAAAAGAATCAAGAAGCATTTATTAACAATGCATCTAGTTCAGTTGAAGGTTCAAAAGCTATGCTAGATTTTGCCATAAATATTGAGTAATGGAGAATAGTATGGCAAATGTATTAAAAGTTTTAGGTACTGAAAGAGCTTGCAACACAACAGCTAACACTTATGGTAATAATGTGTTGGTAAGATTAACTTACCCAGCTGCAACTACAGCAAGCTTTCTAGTAACTTGTAAATATGCTAACGGCACTGTTAAGTATACAGCTACAATAGGTGGCGGGCAAGAGATGCTTTTAGTAAAAGACTATTCAGACACTTTAGAATCAGCTGATACTGGTACTGCGGTTAAAGCTGTTCAAGTAGCATACGGAAACTAAAATGAAACTTATTACTGAACTCGTAGAAGACGTTAGAGTTATCCAGGAAGAAAAAGAAGGTAAAAAGAACCTTTACATCGAGGGTATCTTTTTACAAGGTGATATTAAAAACCGTAACGGTAGAATGTACAGAATGCCTGTACTTGAAAAAGAAGTAAACAGATATGTTAAAGAATTTGTTGAAAAAAGCCGTGCTTATGGTGAATTAGGTCATCCTAGTGGTCCAGGTATTAACCTAGATAGAGTATCTCATATTATTACAGAACTTAAAAGAGACGGTTCTAATGTTATGGGTAGAGCTCGCATTACAGAAACACCAATGGGTAAGATTGTAGAGGGTATTCTAAACTCAGGTGGTCAGCTAGGCGTATCTTCTAGAGGTATGGGTACATTAAAAGAAGTAAACGGTGTAAACGAAGTACAAGATGACTTCTATCTTGCTACTGCAGCTGATATTGTAGCAGATCCATCAGCTCCAGATGCTTATGTAAATGGCATAATGGAGGGAAAAGAGTGGGTTTGGGATAACGGATTAATTAAAGAAAAAGTGATTGAAGCTCATAAGCAAGAAATCAAGAAAGCTTCTCGCAAGCAGCTAGAAGAAGCAAAGCTTAAAGTTTTCAAAAATTTTCTTTCAAATCTTTAAAATTATAAATATTACGATTAATTTTACTTAACTAAATATGGAAGGTTGTAAAATGGCAGACAGAGAGAATAATAACATTACAGAAGCTGATGACGGTCTTACTCGCGAGCAGAATCCAATGCCAGCGGAAGAGGGTCTTCATGCTAATGAAGTAGTATCTAAGTCTGATCTCCTTGCCAAGATGGTTGGTTATGCTTCTAGAATGGATAAAGTTACACTTGCTCAGGCAGTTGAACTAATGTCAAAAACTCCAGATGAAGTGTATGACGGCAACAAAGCATCTACTCAGGGCGCGGAATCAGAAATGCAAAATAAGGCAAGTATCAACTCTTCAGGTGCGCCTAAGGAAATGATGCATGTAGTCGGCGAAGATCTTAACGAACTTATTAGTAGCGGTAGCGATCTTTCAGAAGAATTCAAAGATAAAGCAAAAGTTATCTTTGAAGCTGCAGTCAACTCAAGAATTAATTTAGAAGTTGCTAAGCTCGATGAGCAATATGCAACTATGCTTCAGGAAGCTAATGAAGTATTTAATCAGAAGCTAGAAGAAGCAGTAGAAGAAATTCACAGTGAGCTTGTAGAGCAAGTTGACCAATATCTCAACTATGTTGTTGCAGAATGGGTAACTGATAACAAGCTTGCAATTGAAACTGGTTTAAGAGCTGATGTAACTGAATCATTCTTAACAGGACTCAAGTCTCTATTTGAAGAGCACTATGTAGATATTCCTGCAGAAAAGACTGATGTGGTTGAGTCATTAGCGCTTAGAGTAGAAGAGCTTGAAGCAAAACTTAACGAAGCTACTGACAAGAACATTACTCTTTCAAAGTCACTTGATGAAGTAAATATTAAGGTAGTATCAGAAGAGCTTTCAATTGGTCTTACAGAAACTCAGAAAGATAAGTTTAAGAATCTTCTAGAAGCTATCGATTTCACCAATGCTGATGAGTATAAGAGAAAAGCTTCTATTCTCAAGGAGACTTATTTCTCTGCTAAGTCAGAAGCTAAGGTGGAAACCGATCAACTCTTAACTGAAGAAGTAGAAGAAGCAACACCTGCTAAGAAGTCTATTTCATCAGATCCACAAGTAAGCGCTTATGCAGCTGCTCTATCAAAGTTTCAAAGAAAGTAATTTTATAAATACAATAGATATAAAATATCTACAAAGGAGAAAAAGATGTTAATTAACGAAGATCTTATTAATAAGTGGAAAGAAGTGCTCGATCATGCAGAAATGCCTAAGATCGGTGACGCACATCGCCGCAATACAACAGCTGTTCTCCTAGAGAACACTGCTAGATTCCTTGACGAGCAGCGTGGTGGCCGTCCAGTTCAATTGAACGAAGATGCACCAACTAACGCTACTGGTTCAAATATCGACACATACGATCCAATTCTTATTTCACTCGTTCGTCGTTCAATGCCTAACCTTATTGCTTATGATATCTGCGGCGTACAGCCAATGACTGGTCCAACAGGACTTATCTTCGCAATGCGTTCACATTATGCTAACCAGGCAGGTACAGAAGCTTTCTATTCAGAAGCTAATACTGCTCATTCAGCTCTTGATGCAACTCCAGGTGCTGGCGACAATACTATTTTTGGTGGTGCTAACCTTAACGTTGGTACAGTTCCAACTGGTAACTCAGAAACTTACAACTTCGCAGCTGCAATGAATACTGCTACTGCAGAAGCTCTTGGTAGCAACTCAACTACTCAGTTTAACGAAATGGCCTTCTCAATTGATAAGGTTTCCGTTACTGCTAAGTCACGTGCTCTCAAGGCTGAATACACAATGGAACTTGCACAGGACCTCAAGGCTATTCATGGTCTTGATGCTGAGACTGAGCTTGCTAACATTCTTCAGTCAGAAATTCTCGCTGAAATCAACCGTGAAATCGTACGTACTGTTTATCTCTCAGCTAAGGCTGGTGCTAACTCAGGTACTACTACTGCAGGTACTTTCGACCTTGATACTGACTCAAACGGTCGTTGGTCAGTTGAAAAGTTCAAGGGTCTTATGTTCCAGGTAGAGCGTGAAGCTAACCAAATTGCTAAGGACACAAGACGTGGTAAGGGTAATTTAGTTATCTGTTCTTCTGACGTTGCTTCAGCACTTCAGATGGCAGGTGTACTTGATTACGCTCCAGCTCTTAACTCAAATAACCTTCAGGTAGACGATACTGGTAACACTTTCGCTGGTGTTCTCAATGGTCGTTACCGCGTATATGTTGACCCATATGCAACTTCAAACTATATGGTTGTAGGCTATAGAGGCGCTAACGCATTCGACGCTGGTCTCTTCTACTGCCCATACATTCCTCTCCAAATGGTTCGTGCCGTTGGTCAGGATTCGTTCCAGCCAAAGATTGGATTCAAGACACGTTATGGCGTTGTTGCAAATCCATTCTCACGTGGTGCTACTGCTTCTGACGGTACACTCGTACAGAACGTTAACGTATACTATCGTAGAGTTACAATCAGTAACCTTATGTAAGAATAAGAACCAGACAACTGGTCAAACTATTAGAGGGGCAGCAATGCCCCTCTTTTTTTATCCCCAATCTTTAAAACTGCCAGCTGCTTCATTATCTTCCCAGCCAGCTCGATATGCTTCTATTTCTTCTTCAGTCATATCTTCATAATCTACACGCTCACTAGAATAAGTTCCATCCTTATAATAGTGAGGATTAAAAGTACGACCATAGTATGAATCAGCGCTGCCCCTATCAAAAGGGCCACCATGCCTAGTATCATACTTTTTCTTATTAAGCGTATCGGACATAGTTTTTCTTTCCTACATATTCCATTACGAAAGTTGAAGAGCCATCAGGCCACTTTCTTTCTTTAACAATTACCCAGCCGCGACGTTGAAGGTCGCGAAGCTTACGATTTGCATAAGCAGGTTGTCCAGAAAAAACCATATTATTCATATTACATGCTCCAGTAGGTTTCAGAAGAAGGGTCACAGCAGAGAGGAGTATTAGCAAGAATCTCAATATCTTTACCAGACATAAGATTCTTGACTACTTTTGTACGAGTCTCTTCTTTATGCTGAGCTTTAGCTTTCTTAAGATGCAGCTTAGCATTAGAAAGCTTAAGACCTTTAACGTGGCAGAGCTCTGAGAGAATCATCTCATCAGCTTCTCCATTACGCAGCATATTCATTACAAAAGCGCGAACTGTACCCTTAGCGTTCTTCATTTCCATCTCCATTTCTTATATTATTAATATCGTATATCTCGTAATTAATTGCAACTGTTTTTTTCCTAAAAACGCATTTTTTTTAACCTATTGAAATCATTGAGTTTTTAACTCGTTGATATCATTGAACAAATTAACCTATTGAAATCATTGAATTTTTTATCCGTTGATTTTATTAAAAAACGAGCATATTATATAAAAAATGAGGAAAATATGCGAGTTAAAGTAAAGAATCCTTTCTATGGCCCTATATGGCCTTTTCAACCCGAATTCTATTATCATGAAGGTGAAGTGGTTGCTACTCCTAAATGGATAGACTATCCTGCAATATCTCTTACGACAGGCCAAAAGCAGTTTCCTGTACGTATAGTACCTAAAGCATGGATTGTTGAGATAGATGGTGAAGAGAATATACATGTAGAAAAAAATCCTGTAGAACGCACTTTTACAGTTGCCGGCTCTAAAGGAAATAGCTATACTGTCACTGTGGGCCCGAAAGTTAAGACTTGTACTTGTCAAGGGTTTCAATTCCGTCATACATGTAAACATATAGCACAGATTGCTGCATGAGTATAGATTCTTTTATGGAATCAACAACTACTGAGACTCTAGAGTCTTGGGGTAATGTTTTTGAACAGGAAAGACGTAATAGAATACGTCTCTCTATAGCTGCATATGCGTATGAGTTCTGCAATGAATCTATTATGAGTGATAGCGATTATGATTTACTTAGCTTGAAAATTAATCCTAGTAGGCCTACTGTTGACCCCTCTATATGGTGTCAAGAGCAAATTAGTAGGTATAAGAAGCTTGATGAGTTCTTTAGTAAACAATTCTCACCAGACACAGGTCAATGGATTCATAAACATCCAGAATTGGATATTGTAGCCTGGTGTTATAACAAATATTATAAAAAGAGGTAATGAGATGGCTCTTACGAGACTCGTAGGTGATATTCATGGAAATTTTAATGAATACAAATATTATGAACTAGGTGTAGGACGTCCTCGTCATGTAATTGATGAAGCACCCCCAAGTCGTTCAATTCAAATAGGTGACTTTGGTATTGGTTTTGGTCAAAGTGATTATTGGGTTGAACAAGTAAACGAGTTGCATAGCACAGGCGAGCATCGTTTCATTCGTGGTAATCATGATAACCCTTCTATGTGTAAGAAGGATATGACCGGCTACATTAAAGACGGCACAGTAGAAAAAGATGTTATGTTTATCGGTGGTGCATGGTCAATTGATAACCCTAATGCTCCTCCTGGTTGGTATAGACGTACAGTAGGAGTTGATTGGTGGGAGGATGAACAGTGTTCTCTTGAAGAGTTTGAAAGGTTCATTGATATCTATTCTACGATTAAACCTCGTGTTATGATTACACATGATTGTCCTCATAATATTGCAGGTGAGATGTTCTGGAATAGTGGCTTTATTAAAGGTCAGCGCTATAATAGTATTACAGCTGATGCGTTTCAGACCATGTTTGAAATTCATCAACCTGATGAATGGTACTTTGGACATTGGCACAAAACAATGTCTTACAAGTCTGGACGTACTATGTTCCAGTGTATTGGTGAACTTGAACACATCGACGTAGAACTTTAATTGGAGAAATAAATGTCGTATTCTGAATATGAGAAGCGTGAAGCAGCCGCTATGGCTGCTAAGGTAAAGACAGTTAAGCGCGCAGTCATGGGTGGTGTAGCAGGGCTTTTCGGTCTTGGCATTCTCCTTGGATCATGGTATACAGTAGATCAAGGTGAGCGAGGAGTTATCCTACGTAACGGTGCTGTAGTAGGTACTGCGGAACCCGGTCTTGGGTTTAAAGTACCTTTTATTGACCGTGTCGTCGATATTAACGTGCAAACTCAAGCTCAGTTGTATGAGAATATTTTAGCGTATTCTCGAGATCAACAAACTGCTGGTCTTAATATTTCTGTCAACTACCGTCTTCCTGCTGATAAAGTAGAGGATATCTATTCTAACTTTGGAGGACAGGCTGGGCTAGTTACTCGTTTGCTTGATCGACAGGTACTAGAAGAAGTAAAGAATGTCTTCGGTCAATTTAATGCAGTTACTTCCATTCAAGAACGCTCTCGCTTGACAGCAGAAGTTCAAATGGCAGTACAAAAGGCAGTTATCGGACCTGTTGTTATTGAGTCAGTTCAAATTGAAAATATTGACTTCTCTGATACTTATGAGAATTCAATTGAACAGCGAATGGTTGCAGAAGTAGAAGTGCAGAAAGTCCGTCAAAATGCTGAACGTGAAAAAGTTCAAGCAGAAATTAAGGTAATTCAAGCACAAGCAGCTGCTGATTCTCAGATTGCAGCAGCTAAGGCAGAAGCAGAGGCTATTAGTCTTCGCGGCAATGCTGAAGCAGAGGCAATTCGAGTAAAGGGTGCTGCTCTTCGTGATAACCCTTCATTGATTGGGCTTGTACAGGCTGAGCGTTGGAATGGTGCTCTTCCTACTACTATGCTTCCTAACTCAACTGTACCTTTTATGGAAATGAAAAAGTAAAATGGCAAGAAATATCTGGGTCATCTCAGATACTCATTTTAATCACACTAATATCTTAAACTTTAAATTAGATGATGGTGTGACACCGGTTCGTCCAGGCTTTAATAGCCTGGACGAAATGAATGAGCATATGATAGAAAAATGGAACGAGCTAGTAAAACCTGGTGATATTGTTTATCATTTAGGTGATGTTGTGTTCGGTCTTAATAAAGAGGCATGGCTCGATAAGCATATGAAAAGGCTTATGGGTAAAAAACGTCTTATTTTTGGTAACCATGATGATCCTAAAAATTTCGTAGATAAAGGACATTTTGGTAAGACTATGTTGTGGAGAATGTTTCCAGAATTTAATATACTTCTTACACATGTACCAGTACATCCTAGTACGCTAGGTGAACACAGGTTTGATGGTAAACGTATGTTGAATGTTCACGGTCATATTCATCATAACAAATCACCTGAAGGTCCTTATAAATGTGTATGTGTTGAACATACTAACTATATGCCAGTTAATATAGAAGATCTTGCTAAAATAGCTAGAGGCTAATAAAATGGTTAAGAATATTCGCGACTATCTGTTGTGTCTTATATTAGGTGCAATTCTTAGTTTAGGTGTATTTTATGCATTTGTACCAGAAGCACTTGGTAAGTGGCTTCAGAGGGTAGATAATGCTAGATTTTATAATCAAACATCTCTGGAGTTAGAATGAGAGTATTAGTATTAACATTATGTATTATGTTGGCAGGATGCGCATCTACAAAGTATAATCAAGTAGATGTACATCCTGATCCAGCACTTATAGAAATTTACAATCATGCACAAAATGAGTCAATGTGCAATGATGTAAAAGTGATTGTTGATAGTTCAGTTATTATGTTAGATAATGCTGCGTTTATTGCATCTAATGATGAATATAGTCAGCTTAAAGATGAAACTCATAATCTAGGTAATACTATTAGTAATCTTCTTTATGATGCAAGATATGGTAGAATTAATGAAAAGATTTGCAAAGGTTATCTTGATTTAATTTCTAATATAATCGAAGATCTTATTATAAAGAGAGAGTTAGTATTCGATGAACATCTTTTATCTTGATAAAGATCCAGTAACTGCAGCTCAAATGCAGTGCGATAAGCATGTTGTAAAAATGGTAGTAGAGTCAGCTCAAATGCTCTCTACTACTCATCGCATGATTGATGGTGTACAAGAACGCCGCAAATCTATTTCAGGTAAGACTATGTCAAAGTATTTTATGCTTCCTGATGAACGAGAAAATGTATTGTATAGAGCAGTACATATGAAGCATCCTTGTACTATATGGACCGGGCAGTCTAATAATAATTATAATTGGCATTATGTGCATTGGAAAGCTCTATGCAGCGAGTATTCATACCGCTATGGTAAAAAACATAACTCGGAAGAACTGCTAGATAAATATCTATATAACCCTCCTAAAAATATTGAGGTTGGTTATAAAACTTCTCTTCCACTCGCGATGGGTAATTCACCTGAGTGTATTGATTATAATGACCCGATTGGTTCTTATAGAAAGTTTTATATGAAGAAGCAGAATAATTTTAACATGGTATGGACAAAACGTGAAATGCCTTCATGGTTTGTAAAGGTAAATAATGCAAATTGATAATGATGTTAAACTTGACTTTAAAGATGTTTTACTTAGGCCTAAACGATCTACACTAGGAAGTAGAAAAGAAGTAGATCTACTTCGTAAGTTTACTTTTAAAAATTATACTCCTGATTTTCCTGACAATATAGGAGAATATCACTATCATGGCTTACCTATTATAGCAGCTAATATGGATGGTGTTGGCACTTTTACTATGGCAGAAAAATTAGCTAAGTTTGAGATGTTTACTTGCTTAGCAAAAAATTATTCACTAGAAGATCTTCAAGAGTGGATTTTTACTATTGGATACAGTATTAATAACTACTGGGCTTATAGTATGGGTATAAGTGAATCTGATCTTGATAAATTTAATTCAGTATATAAAATAACAAGTGATCCTGACGGTCATAATAATTCTATCAAGTATGTCTGCATTGACGTTGCTAATGGATACTCAGAACGTTTTGTTGACTTTGTAAAGAATTTTCGTATTCAATACCCACATCTTGTTATTATTGCAGGTAATGTTGTCACAAGAGAGATGACAGAGGAGCTAATTCTTAATGGTGTTGATATTGTTAAAGTTGGTATTGGTCCTGGTTCCGTCTGCACTACTAGGATTAAGACTGGGGTTGGCTATCCCCAGCTATCGGCCATTATCGAATGTGCAGATGCTGCTCATGGCCTTGGCGGCCACATTATCGCTGACGGTGGCTGCACTTGCCCTGGCGACGTAGCTAAAGCTTTTGCTGCTGGTGCTGACTTTGTAATGCTTGGTGGTATGCTTGCCGGACATGATGAGGGCGGCGGTGAAAAACATCATATATGGAAAAAGAATGGTTATTGCACCGATGAAGGTGATGATATTTTAATTACAGAGACTGTAGTTAAATTCTACGGGATGAGCTCTAAAGCAGCTAATGATAAGCACTTTGGTGGACTTAAAGACTACAGAGCATCTGAAGGTAGAGAGGTACTGATTCCTTATAAAGGAGCAGTTAGTGATATAGTACAAGATATTTTAGGCGGTCTAAGATCTTCTTGTACGTATGTTGGAGCTTCTAAGTTGAAGTATTTAAGCAAATGTACTACATTTGTCAAAGTTAACCAACAATATAATAATATATTTGAAAGGAACTAATATGATTGATTTTAATCAGGTTGACAAGAGTCTTGCTATTAAGCTTATGCTCTTCCACGTCTTTATTATTGGTATTTCCAATTTTCTTGTACAGTTTCCAACTACATTTTTTGGACTAACTGTTACATACGCAATGTTTACTTTCCCGTTAGTACTCATTGCTACTGATCTTACAGTACGTTTAACTAATAAGCATAATGCAAGGTATGTTGTAGGTCTTGCATATATTCCTGCTATCGTTATTAGCGGGTTGATTGCTGACTGGCGTATTGGTCTTGCAAGTGCTACCGCTTACCTTGTTGGACAGCTTTTTGACGTTTCAGTCTTCCAACGTATTCGAGAGAAGTTTAGCTTCTGGTGGGCAGCTCCTCTTGCAAGCTCAGTATTTGCCAACGCAGTTGATACCTATGTATTCTTTGGTACTGCTTTCTACAATTCAGTAGATCCATTTATGGCAGAAAATTGGCTTACTATTGCTAATAATGATGTTGTGTTTAAAATTCTTATCTCTACACTCATCATTCTACCTATTTACGGTACTATTCTCAACTTCTTGCTTAAGAAGTTTAAGGAAGTATAATAATATACACTATAAATTGGAAGAGGGGCTCACTGCCCCTCTTCCTTTGTTTTTTGTTCTGTAAAATACGGCTCATTATCTATTAAGCCCCAATTATTATAATTTTCTCTTCCTAATAGTTGATCCAAAGTGACAGGAAGATCTTCATTATTACTTACATCTGAATAACTATATCTATCAAATAAATCATTATTTGTTGCACCAACAGGCATTGAATTAAATGATAATATCTTTCTATAAGAATTAGTTCTGCTTAAGTTATTATGAGCTGTATGATGAGGCAGCCATGCAGGGAATATAACTAATGTACCTTCTTCAAACGGTACTGTATACTCTATCATACTTGCATGAGGTCTTCTATCTTTTAACTTTGGTACAATAATATTGTGTTGTACGTTAGTATTAAAAAATGTAGTACCTGCGCACTGTTCATTACCATCAAAATAAAATACCCCAGCTAGAAATGAATTATAATGCGTGTGTCTATGATGATATCCGTTATTAGGATGCACTGTGCCCCACATACCCGTTAAAGCAATATCAGGTTCAAATCCAATTGATTCCATCACTTCTTTAAGTGAATGAATAAAAAATTCTGAGTACGGTTTAAAAACCTCTTCTTTATGTAAATTTGAAGATGTAAAAAGTAAACTAGGTCTAGAAGTATATTTTCTAAAGTTTTCTTTATCTTTTAAATACACTAATGCTTGTTCTTTAAAAGCATCATGTAGATCAAATTTTTTCCTAAAAATAGGAATACCAAAAATTTGACGCATTTGTAAAGGTTGATTTGATGGTTCACTCATTTTAACCTCATAATTAAACACCATATATGATTATTTATCTTGTATTATTAAGCAATATAAATATAATAATATAGAGGAATATAAAATGCCAGCATTACAGAATCAATTAACAGATATAAATTTTCTTTCACCGCTAGGGTTTAAGTTTAGCCTTAAACGCTCTCCTGCGTTGAACTTCTTTGTAATTAAAGCTAGCGTTCCAAATATTTCAATAGGCACAGCAAAACTACCTACTCCGTTTAAAGGTATACCTCTTATCGGTGATAGTATCGAATATGCAGATCTAGATATAGTATTCAAGGTAGATGAAAATTTAGAAAATTATTTAGAAATTTATAATTGGATTACTAAAATTGTACGCCCTGAAAATTTTCAAGGTTACAAACAGTTAAGAGACGTATCAGGTGAGAACTATAAACCAAATCTAGAAGGCACAGGTTTGTATTCAGATGGTACACTTACAATACTTAACAGCTCTATGATGGGCATAAAAAGCTTTCAATTTAGAAATATGTATCCTATAATGCTATCAGGTATGGAATTTAGTTCAGTTGACTCTGATGTTAATTACGTAAACGCTTCTGTAAAATTTAGATACCAGCAGTTTGTAGTTGTTGATCCTTAATTAAAAAGGCTTTGTTATGAAACTTGATGAAATTTTAGAATGGTGGTCAGCAGATTGTAATGTTGACCGCACCGAGCTTGGTGATGAATCGTTAAAGATTCCTAAGTTGCATGCAAAATATCTAAGAGTGTTTACTGAAGAGCGTCTCCTTCTCCGTAAAATGGAAGAAGAGCGAAAAGAACTCTTTAAACTTAAGCATGATTATTATAGAGGTATTCTTCCAGAAGAAGATTTAAAAGCTAACGGATGGGATCCATTTCGTTTATCTATTATTAAATCTGACGTTCCAATGTATTTGGAAGCAGATCAAGATGTAATTAAATTTAACCTTAGAATTGCTGTACAACAAGAGAAAGTCGATACGCTTGAGTCGATTATCAAATCGATAAGTAATAGGGGATACCTTATTAAAGCGGCGATCGATTATGAAAAGTTCAAGGTGGGTGCGTGATACAGTGTACCTGCAAAAAGTAAATGAAGTATATCTTAAAGTTGTATCTGAAGCTTCAGTAGTTCAAGAGCTTTCTGAACATTTAACCTTTACAGTACCAGGGGCTAAATTTATGCCTGCTGTACGTAATAAGTTTTGGGATGGTAAAGTAAGATTACTTAATTCTATGAATGGTTTAACTTATACAGGTTTAGTAAAAGAAATATCTGAGTTTTGTCAATCACGAAATTATGATATTAAAATTGATGAAAATTTAATTCCTAAAAAATATCATAAAAGTGGTAATCCATATGATCTTGGAATTAAAATTAAACCAAGAGAATATCAGCATAAAGCATTTATGAGTGCTATTAATAGAGAAAGAGGTATATTTCTTTCTCCTACTGCATCTGGTAAGTCACTTATCATATATGCACTTGCTGAGTATTATAATTGCGAGAACCATAAAGTATTAGTTATTGTTCCTACAGTATCTCTTGTTCTTCAAATGAAGAAAGATTTTGAAAGTTATACTGATAAAAAACTAGACATACATTGTATTACAGCTGGTGTAGATAAACAAACAGATAGTCCAATAGTTATTAGCACCTGGCAGTCTATCTATAAAATGCCTAAGCAATGGTTTAAGCAATTTGGTTGCGTATTAGGTGATGAAGTTCATCAGTTTAAAGCTACATCGCTTAAATCAATTATGGAAAAGCTAGAAGACTGTAGATATAGATTTGGATTTACTGGAACGCTAGATGGCTCGCAAACAAATAGAGTTACTCTTGAAGGATTATTTGGCCCAGTAAAGCAAGTAACTACAACAACCGATCTTATGGAAGATGGTCATGTTGCTAATTTAAATATTAAAGCTCTTATACTACAATATTCAGATGATATAAAGCAACAAGCACGTAAGTATACATATCAGGATGAAATGGATTTTATTGTACGTTATGAGAAGCGTAATAAATTTATACGTAATTTAAGTCTATCATTAAAAGGTAATACTCTTGTATTATTTCAGTATGTAGAAAAGCATGGTAAAGTTCTACATGATATGATGATTTCAAAAGAGTCAGATCGTAAAATATTTTTTGTACATGGTGGAGTAGAGGGTGAAGACAGAGAAAGAATTAGAGGGATCGTTGAAAAAGAATCAAACGCAATCATTGTTGCCAGTTATGGTACGTTTTCAACTGGTATTAACATACGCAATCTACATAACGTTATTCTTGCTAGTCCTTCTAAGTCTCGCGTTAGAATTCTACAATCCATTGGTCGTGGATTAAGAATAGGTGATGAAAAAGACACCATGACACTTTATGATATTGCTGATGACCTAAGAATTAAATCTCATACCAATTTTACATTACAGCATTTTATGGAAAGAATAAATATTTACAATAGCGAAGGTTTTGAATATAAAATCTTCAATACGGAGCTTAAATGATTAGTATATTTTCTTTACCTAACGGACAACTACTTATTGGTAATATAGTTGAACAAGATGATGTAACAATTAAAGTTGAATATCCTCTTATAATGGTTCTATCAAACCCTATCGCACAAGCTACATCTATATACACAGCTCGATATATGCCAATGGCTTCTGAAGGGTTAGTTTCTTTTAATAAAAATAATATTGTAGGTGTTGCGTCAATTGATCCACCGTTACAATCTTATTATGATAAGATGGTTGATTTTTATAAATCAAGAAAATCATTGTATAGAAGTGTCGATGACGCAGAACAAGCTCAGAAAGAGCTAGATGCAATTGCTCAAAATGATCAAGAAAACGAAGTACCTAATATTGATAATGTTTCTGAAGAAGAACTAGCAGCCTACTTCGAATCAAAAGATAAAACTAAGCATTAAATAGTTGATTTAATTATACAATTGCGTATAATAAATTTATTTACTACGCGATCGTAGAGGAATACTTATGAGTACTAAACAACAAAAACCACATTATGTAGATAATAAAAAGTTTTATACAGCATTACTACATCATAAAAAAGAAATAGAAAATGCAAAATTAAATAATAAGCCAGAACCACCTATACCAAATTATGTAGGTGAATGTTTGTATAAGATCGCTACTAGATTGTCGCTAAGACCAAACTTTATTAATTACACTTATAGAGATGAAATGATTTCTGATGGATTAGAAAATTGTATTAACTATCTATATAATTTTGACCCAGAAAAAGGCTCTAACCCGTTTGCATATTTTACACAAATAATTCATTTTGCATTTTTAAGACGAATTGAAAAAGAAAAAAAGCATTTATATATTAAACAAAAAACATTAGAGAATTTTTATTTTGAAGGTTTATTAGCAGACCAATCGGTGGTGGATGATCAAGATAAACCAGTTAATGTTGATTTAAATAATGTCTATATGAATAACTTAGTGGAAGCTTTTGATGAAAAACAACTTAAAAAACAACAAAAAGCTAAAGCTAAAAAAGCTAATGTAGGCGTGGAGAAATTTTATGAAGACGAATAATATACATCTTGTACCTCAAGTAGTTATTGATTGTGCAGAAAATATTTTTAAAGGAAATAGAATAAACGAAATATATGCTGCACGAGTAGAAGCTATTCGCGATTTTTGTAACAGTGAATTGCAAAAGTATGAAGCTAAAAAAGTACAAGAACTTAGAAATAATACTATTTTTAATACAAAGAAGAGAAAATGAAGATAGCTTTGATTACCGATACCCATTGGGGAGTTAGAAATGATTCTCCAATACAACATGATGCTATGAAAAAATTTCTTGATGAAGTATTTTTTCCTAAACTAAAAGAAGAAAATATTACTACAGTTATTCATGGCGGCGATCTAGTTGATCGCCGCAAGTATGTCAATTTTGTTACTGCAAAACGTTTAAGAGAAGATTTTCTAGATAAGCTAAAACAGTTAGATATTGAGCTTCATATTATTGCTGGCAACCATGATACGTTTTATAAAAATACTAATGATGTTAATGCACTAGAAGAACTAATAGGTTCTCCAAAAGCAGAATATGTAGTAGATACAAAACGTTATAATAAAGTTCATATCTATTATAAACAACCTTGCACCTTGCACTGGAATACAACTGATCCTGGTGTATTTTTAATTCCGTGGATTACAGATAGTAACAGAGATGTTACTATGAAAATGATCAATGAAACAAAAGCACCAATTGCTATAGGCCATCTTGAGTTAAATGGCTTTGAAATGTATAAAGGGAATATTAATACGCATGGCGATGATCCTAAGCTCTTTGATAAATTTGATCTTGTACTCAGCGGTCATTATCATACTCGCTCCTCTAGTGGTAATATTCATTATCTTGGCACTCCCGTTCAATATACTTGGTCTGATTATAATGATCCTAAAGGCTTCCATATCTTGGACACAGAGACTCGTGAGTTAACATTTATAGAAAATCCAGACAATCTCTTTCATCGATTTATGTACGATGATCTTAATAAAGAGATGGATGAAGTGGTAGTTTTTGATGCAGACAAATATAAAAATTGTTATGTAAAAGTTATTATCAAAAATAAAATTAATCCATATTGGTTTGATCTAGTTATTGATAAACTTGAAAAATCAGGTGTAGTTGATTTACAAGTAGTAGAAGATCATCACCATCTAGATCTAGAACAAGATGATGATATTATTAGTGAAGCAGAAGATACTGTAACTATTCTTAGAAAATATATTCAGGGTATGAATGTACAAACTGATAAAGTTAGAATTGAATCACTGCTACAAAACTTATATAATGAAGCTTTATCAATAGAGTGAACAATGCAGACGATACTTATTACTGGCCATAAAGGCTTTATTGGAAGTCATTTATTTAAATATCTTTCTGAAAACTATAATTGTATAGGTCTAGATATAAAAGATGGTCAAGATATTAGATCATGTGATTTACCTAACTGTAATATTATTATTCACTTAGCAGGGCTAGCAGGGGTAAGACATAGTTTTAATAAACCGGATTTATATTGGGATGTAAACGTTAATGGATCAAAAAGAATATTTGAACACGCTAATAAAATAAATGCTAAAGTTTTATATGCTTCTAGCTCTACTGCTAAGAATCCAGAGACAAGTCCATATGCTCAAACTAAAAGAGCATTAGAATTAATATCTCCTAAAAATTCTATAGGTATGAGATTTCATACAGTATACGGAATTGATTCTAGACCGGATATGATGTATAGAAAGTTACTCGAAAATACAGCAGAATATATTACAACACATACTAGAGACTTTACAAGTATAAAAGATCTAATAGTAGCAGTTGAAATTTTATTATTAAGTGATTATACTGGTATTGTAGACATCGGTACTGGTGAGCAAGTTCAAGTATCGCAGCTTGCAGCTGCAATAGGTAGAAATTTACCATATAAAAGTGTTACAGGTGAACAGGTTTCAAGTAAAGCAGATATTAGAGTACTTAAATCTCTTGGCTGGTCACCTAAGTATGTCGTATTGGATGAAATAAAGAATGATCTTCTTCAAAAAAATAAGATGGAAAAATCTGTTAAGTACAGGTAATTCTTTTACAGAAATTGACTTAACAAAAACTAATACTACTCTCATTGTTGGTGAAAACGGATCGGGTAAATCTACTTTACTCGATGCTGTATCTTTTGCATTATACAATAAGCCGTTTAGAAAAGTAAATAAACCTCAACTTCTTAATTCTATTAATAAAAAAGATCTTATTGTTGAGATTGAATTTAATATTGGTAAAAATATGTATAAGATCATTCGCGGTCTTAAGCCTTCTGTGTTTGAAGTATATCAGAATGGCAACATGATTAGCCAAAATGCTGATAATAAAGACTATCAAGAAGTATTAGAGAAGCAAATTCTTAAACTTAATCATAAATCTTTTTGTCAAGTAGTAGTTTTAGGTTCTGCTTCGTTTACTCCGTTCATGCAGTTATCTGCAATGAACCGCAGAGAAGTTATTGAAGACCTTCTCGATATTCAAATTTTTTCTATTATGAATAGTTTACTTAAAGATAAGGTTAATGTTAATTCTAATAATTTACTTGAAGTAGAATATAATTATGATCTTACTTCAGAAAAAATTAAAATGCAACATGAGCATGCAGTCGCTATGCAAAAAAATAGTGAAGAGCAGGTAGAAAAACTTAAGAAAGATCTTAAGCATTATACTAATCTTATTGAGGAAGATAAAAATGATATTGAACGCATCGATGCAGAAATTTTATCGCTCAGAGATTCAATTGAAGACCAAGACCAAGTCAACAAGAAACAAAAAACACTACAAAGACTTGAAGTACAGCTGGGAGATAAAATTGCCAAACTCCAAGCTGACATCGAGTTCTTCACTTCACATGATAACTGCCCTACTTGCAAGCAGAGCATTGGAACCGAGTTTAAGTGTGAGACTCTTGATACAAAACAAATACAGATTAAAGAAACAAATGACGGGATTGAAAAACTCAGAAACGAAATTAAAACAATACAAGACCGAATTCAATCCATTGCTGATGTTTCAAGCCAAATTTCAAGTCTAAACATTGATAAAATTACAAAAACAAACACCATTAGTGGACTATTAAGTCAGTGCAAGAAGATTGCTAAAGATATTTCAGAGTTGCAACAAAAAGCAGATGATTATATCATTAATGATGATAAGATGAAAGATCTTGAACAATCACTTGAAACTTATGCAGGTCAAAAAAGTGAGCTGTTAAAAGATAAAGATGCATTAGCAATTGCAGGTATTATTCTTAAGGATAATGGTATTAAAGCGCGTATTATTAAACAGTATGTACCAGTCATTAATAAATTGATTAATAAGTATCTTGCTGCAATGGACTTCTTTGTTCAATTTGAATTAGATGAGAACTTTAATGAAACAATTAAATCAAGATTTAGAGATGAGTTTTCTTACGCGTCTTTCTCTGAAGGTGAAAAAATGCGCATCAACCTTGCTATTCTATTTACATGGCGAGCTATTGCTAAGTTACGTAATAGCGCTAGTACTAATCTTCTCATACTTGACGAAGTACTGGATGGGTCATTAGACTCAAATGGTACAGATGAGTTCTTAAAAATTATTAACAATCTTACTCAAGATACTAATACGTTTATTATCAGTCATAAAGTAGATCAAATGTATGATAAGTTTGCAAACGTATTGAAGTTTGAAAAGCATAAGAACTTTAGTAGAGTAGCAGCATGACAGAAGAAAAGTGGACTGATACTTATGATGATCTATATGAGTTTGTTCTCGAAAGAAAATTAAGAGAGCAAATTTATATTGAGGGGTTTAAAGCAGGGTGGGCTAATGCACACACTTTGTTTATGAGTCCTTGTGAAAGAGGACCTGCACCTGATAATATTCCTGACAAGGTTTTATTTGGTAAACTAAAGGATTTTAATAATGAGTGATTTTGAAACTAGGTACCGTAAATGGCATACTTATATGTCATATGTTAAGAGTGGTATTCGTATTGTTGCATTTGGTGGACTAGCATTAGGATTGATTGGAGCTGCATTTACAGCAACTCTATTACTTATTGCTGAATTAGTTGGTGTAGCAGAGGAGTGGGTATGAGCGATTATTCTTATGAAGTAGTAGGTATTTTTCCTTTACCAATTCTAGTAGCTTCTCTACCTAGAGATTTTCTTCAGCTTGAAATAGATTATTTTCAAGATCTAGAAAGCAAAACGGTTGATAATGTAGGTAATAAAGTATCCAAAAATAAAAATGTTTTAGGTGAGCCTGTATTAGATCGTCTAAATGCAGACTGTCATAATTTACTTAAATGTTTTGTAGATAAAATCTATAACCCGGTAGACGAGTTAGAACCATATATTACTCAATCTTGGGTTAATTACACTACTGAAGGCCAAGATCACCACAGACATACTCATCCTAATAGTTGGTTATCAGGAGTAGTTTATATTAATGCAGATAAAGAGCATGATAAGATTTATTTTCATAATGAGCCTTATAAACTAATTAGTCCAGTTACTAAAGAACATAATCCATTTAATTGTACATCTTGGTCAATACCTGTAAAGACAGGAGATATTGTAATATTTCCGTCAGATATTTCACACAGCGTAGGAACAAAGACTGGCAATAATACTAGAGTTAGTTTAGCATTTAATAGCTTTGTAAAAGGTATTGTAGGAAGCCATGATGGCTCTACTGAATTAATTTTGTGAGATATTATGAATATAATTAAATTTCCAGATCCAGTATTAACTACTGAGACTCAATACTTTGATTTTGAAAATCCGCCTATGGATCCTAACGAACTATCTTTAACGTTAATCCGTAAAGTGAATGAGCATAACGGGCTTGGATTATCCGCTAACCAGTTAGGTATTCCATATAAAGTTTTTGTTATTAAAGGTAACCCTAATATTGTATGTTTTAATCCTAAAATAGTATCCCATAGTGATGATGAAACTATTATGGTTGAAGGTTGCTTATCTTATCCTAATTTATTAATTAAGATTAGACGTCCAGTAGAGATTAGAACTCGTTTTCAAGTACCGTCTGGAGTTACTACAACTAAACCATTTGTAGGTCTTACAGCAAGAGTATTTCAACACGAACTAGATCACCTTAACGGTATAGCATTTTTTAATAGAGCTAACCTTTATCATAAAGAACAAGCATTTAGGAAACTTAAAAATGACAACAGAAGAGCAGCCCAGCGCTAACGAACCTATAGGGTTCAAAATTAATGACCAGTATTTTATTGAACTCCCTCCAGGAGATTTTGTTCATGAAACAGAAGATGGTGGGATGTGGGTTGATGTTATTGTATATGAAAATACAAAAGATGGCATTAAGAGACTTAAAGCGGAAGATTTATCCGAAGAAACTACTGTCTTGATTAATAAAGCTATCAATAATATTTTATCTAAAGCAATCAACGAAGCGTTAAATGATGATAAATAATTTATCAGTGCCCTTCCACTGATTAAACAAAACTAGGAGTAATAATGTCAAAGATTAAAATAGCAGAACTGTTCTATTCACTTCAAGGTGAAGGGCAGTATCTTGGAACTCCAAGCCTCTTTCTTAGAGTGTTTGGGTGTAATTTTATGTGCCAGGGGTTCTCAATGCCTCGTGGTGAGCTCTCTGAAGAGCGTTTATCGATAGATCCAGCAAAATATGAAAAGTATGATAATTTACCTCTAGTACATACTGGATGTGATTCATACGCGTCTTGGGATGCTCGTTTTAAGCATCTATCACCAATGCTTACAGTTGAAGCTATTGTTGATAGAATGCAGCAAATACTCCCAGGCGGTAAGTTTGGACATACTCATCTTATTCTTACTGGTGGTGAGCCTTTGCTTGGATGGCAAAGATCATATCCTGCTTTGTTGCAAGAAATTATTAACCGAGACATGGATCTCGGGTACATTACTTTTGAAACTAATGGTACGCAAGAGTTAACTGATAGCTTAAGAGATGTTCTTAAACACTTTAATGTTACTTATAGTGTATCATCTAAACTACCTTCTTCTGGAGAAAAATGGGAAGAAGCAATTAAACCTGAAATTGTTAACAAATATGTTCGTAATGGTGATCTAACTTACTTTAAATGGGTTGTGTCAAACGAAGACGATTATAATGATGTCATCAAAGCTATTGATGAATATAGTAAAGTTATCGATATGACACAAGTGCCTATTTACCTTATGCCTGCAGGCGGAACTACAAAACATTATGATAATAATGAAAAGTGGGTTGCAGATTTAGCTATGAAACATGGGTGGAGATATAGTCCACGTCTACAAGTTCAACTCTGGAAAAATGCATGGGGCACATGATGAGTAATAATACAGCAGATATAGTTATGCCAAAAGGCAGATTTTACAAATATGTTAGCACTAAAGAATATCATAACGCATTTCCATGTGCATATAGACAGTGGCGTGCAGACAGTCACTGTAATTTAATTCATGGCTATGCTTTTTCAATGAAATTTTATTTTGGAACTGATCATCTTGATGCTCGTAATTGGGTAGCTGACTATGGTGGTCTTAAAGAACTTAAGAAAGTACTCGAAGAGCAATTCGATCACACTTTACTTGTTGCGCAAGATGATCCAGAATTTGAAACATATAAATTGCTTGAAAGTAAAAATTTAGCTAAGCTTACAGTACTACCTAAGCTTGGGTGTGAAGGTTTAGCTGATATGCTTTACAAGTATATAAACGGTGTTTATATTCCTGATATGTGGGGGCCAGGTGAAGCAGAACGTCTATGGTGTTTTAGAGTAGAAGTTCGTGAAACAGTTTCTAATATGGCCTACCGTGAAGGTCACCGTGAATGGCATGAGGATTTATTTAATGACTGATAATGATTTTGATGTGATATATGATGAGTCTGGTTTTGCAGTAGGTCAGGCAAGCAAACCAATCTCTGCATCTAATAAAATTAAGCAAAGGTTACAAAATGCCAATCATCGCTATTATGCCAATGATAACATTAGCAAATTTTTGGACGATAATACTCGTCAGCAGCTTATTGACGAAGTAGCAACTAAATTTGATGGTGTGCTCCGTTCACTGCTAATTGACGTTGATAATGATCCAAACTCTAAAGGTACAGCTAAGCGTCTCGCTAAGATGTATATTAATGAGATTATGAGAGGTAGATATCATGACGAACCAGACGTTACCTCATTTCCAAATGATGGCTCTCATGGGACAGACCCTTATAAAGGTATGTTGGTTGTTAGGGCTGAACTTAAGTCTATGTGTAGTCATCACCATCAACCTGTTACTGGTACAGCATATATTGGTGTCATACCTAATACCCATGTTATTGGTCTCAGTAAGTACATTCGTATTGCGCAGCATTGTGCGCGACGTGGAACGTTACAGGAAGAGCTTTGCGGAGACATAGCAAAGGCAATTAGCTCAGCTACACAGTCAAAAGATGTGGGTGTATATATTGAAGCAACTCATGGGTGCTGTGAGAACAGAGGTATCAGCGCGTCTAACTCACTTACGCAAACAGCTGTGCTTATGGGCGACTTCCTTACTGATCCTTCAGTAAAGAACGAGTTCTATAGTAATATTAAGCTACAAACAAGTCGTTATTCTTGTAACTAATTGAAATCATTGATAAAAAATAACAGTTGATTTCTTAACCTGTTGATATTATTATAATAATTATAGGCTAATAAATGGAGATTTACACCTATGATTAATCTTGACAAATACATACAACAGGTATGGAAAGCAGAAACTACAGAAAAGAAGCGAGAAGCTTTCAAAGAGCTTCTCGCAGTTTCCCATGCTAAGACAGAAACTAAAGTAAAAGCGCTTAGAGATATTCAAACTCTTTCAGGTAAAAAACTTGACAACTTTGCTACAAATTTTGCCTTTTCTGGTTATGGACTTAAGGTAAAGTAATATGACGTGGTATAAGAATGCTGAAGGTAGACACGGTGCTGCAGGAGCTAAAGGTGATGCAGGTGAAGAACTTGTCAAACATTATCTAGAGGAAAGTAATATCAATTACGAGCATAAGACTGATATTGACAGTCAAGTTAATAAAAAGATTGACTTCATTGTAGAAGGTACTACAATGGATGTTAAGACTAATGCATACAAAGATTTTCTTGCAGTAGAAATTGCTACATCAAAAGGAAAACCTGGGTGGCTTTATACTTCTACTGCAGAAGAGATTTACGGTGTAGATTTAGAAAAAGAAGAGATATACAGATATCTCCGTGAAGAGATGATTCAGTATGCAGCAGATAATGCGCATCGATTTAAAGTAACAAAAAATAATTCAGTACTACTTTGGGTACATAAAGATAATAAAATGATTGAGAGATTGCAATGAAGATAGCACATGAAGCACCAATAAGCATTTTTCCTCAAGTACAGCGCATGACTGATTATGATTATGCGCTTGTTCACTTATTTGAATCTAATATGTTTTACTATCGCATGTTTAAAGATGCAGTTATTAACGGACGTGAAGTTATTTTAGATAATTCTATTTTTGAATTAGGATATGCATTCGATGGTGATTCATATCATAATTGGATTTTAACTTTAACCCCTACTTGGTATATTGTGCCTGATGTATTAGAAGATACAAGTGGTACTCTTAATAGTCTTAATAAGTGGTTTTCAAAGTTTGATATTCCAAAGCCCATTAAGTCTATTGGAGCTATTCAAGGTACTACCTACGATGAAATTGTAGAGTGTTATCAGGGGGTTGAACCTTTTGTAGATAAGGTTGCTATATCATTTGATTTCTCTTATTATATTAAGTCAACAGAATATTTAAAGCCTGATAATAAGTATTATGCTTGGATGCTTGGCCGTCAAAAGCTATTGAAAGATTTGCTTAATGATGGTATTATTAATACTAATAAACCTCATCACCTTCTTGGATGCGCATTACCTCAAGAGTTTTTAGCTTATAAAGATTATAAGTGGATTGACTCTGTAGATACTTCCAATCCTGTAGTACATGGATTAAATGGTGTAGCGTATAGACCTAATGGTTTAGATGAAAAGATTTCTACTAAACTTATTGATTATATGACTGAGAGTGTTACTGATACTCAACTAGAATTTATTAAAGGTAATATTGAACAGTTTAGAAAGTTTTGTAAGTGAAACCTTGGATTGCGCTCTTTAGTAATACTGGTAGCGAGCTCAAAAGGATCTGCGATCATTTTGATATATGGCCTACATCTGTAATTACTAATAACTTTAACTCGGATGATTGGCGTCATAATATTCCAGAAGATATTGTGACAATGATGTCGCCCAGCGCTATTCACGCTGGATTTAAGCATATGTATAAAAGGCAGTTTGTTACTCTACATGGGTATATGAGAATATTGCCTCCAGAAGCATGTGAAATGCATGATGTATATAATGGGCATCCAGGCGCTATTAATCTTTATCCTGAACTTAAAGGTAAAGACCCTCAAGAGCGAGTATGGAATGATTTAGGTAAATATGAGTTTATTGGCTCAGTTGTGCATAAAGTTACTGAAGAGCTTGATGGTGGTGAAATTGTAAGTAAAGTATTTTGCGAAAACACTTGCATTTCTAAAGAAGAGCTCTATAATACAATTAGAGAAACTTCATTTAGATCATGGAAGAACTTTCTTTCAACTCATTTTGAGAGAGAGCTAGGAGTAAATAATGTCTGACGCAATTAAACCTGATCATTATAAGGCAGGTAATGCATTGTATAGCTGTATCGATGTTATTGAAGACCTTTGTAAAGGTACGAAGAACGATACGTTTACAGACTATAATAGATTTCAAGCTTTTAAGTATATTTGGAGAGCAGGTAATAAAGATCCTGTACTTCAAGATCTTAAGAAAGCAGTTAGATTTTTAGAATTTGCTATTGCATACGAGGAAAAGAAGAATGGTAAAAATTGAAGATATTGCATCAAAGCATTTAGGTAAAGCTGGTGATGGTTCAGTAGTTAAGCCTTATGTTACGCCAGATAATATTGACCCTAGTCTTTTAGTAGGCGTTCCTCGTTATCTTAACCGCACCCAGTATGCAATTGATGAGAACATCCTTCCTTTTGAAGGTTTTGATACTTGGAATTGCTATGAGTTTTCTGCATTAACTGATAATGGGTTTCCTGTATGTGGAGTAATTCGTTGTGTATATTCTAGCAGCTCTAAGAATATTGTAGAGTCAAAGTCTCTCAAGCTTTATATGAACTCTTATAATATGGCAAGGCTTGGTAAAAGCGTTAAAGAGGTGACTGAAAACGCAGTTGCAACTATCCGTAAAGATCTTGTAGAGGTTCTTGGATTAGCTGATGAAAATGATTTGAATGTTTCGTTTTGTGATGATCAAAGCCCTTCATATGAACCTATTAATGAGCCATATAAGTCAGCATTTGTTAAGCTTGAATATGTTAATGACATTGAAAGTATGACGTTTGATCATTATAATGAAGATCCTAAGATTCTTCAAGTTATACCAACTAATAATTCATCGGTAGAGTTTAAATGGAAGTCATCTGTACTTCGCTCTAATTGTAGAGTAACTAATCAACCCGACTGGGGTGATGTTTTTATTTCTATTAAAGGCGATAATACAATTACTTCAGAATCTTTACTCCAATACTTAGTATCTATGCGTAAAGAAAATCACTTTCACGAAGAAATTTGTGAATGCATTTATAAGAGATTATATGATCTACTTAATCCAGAAGAGTTGTTTGTAGCTTGTCTTTATACACGTAGAGGCGGTATAGATATTAATCCAGCTCGCGCTACTAATAAAGAGGTAGTTATGAAACATGCTTCTATGCTTTATAATTCATCAATTAATAATATTAAAACTTTGAGGCAATAATGACAAAAGCTAGTAAGAGTAATATGTTTGAAAAGAGTGCAGCAGAAGAGCCGTTTTTAGCTACTATGGGTTCAACAGAACCGTTCGGTGCAGTAGGATCTTCTATTAGTGTAGATAACGTTAGCTTTACAATGCAAGACCCTGCTTACATATCTACTCAGTACGATGTCAATCAAGAAACAGTAGATCATCCAGATCATTATGGTGGTGCTGATAATCCTTATGAAGCAATTAAGGTTATTCGCGCTTGGGACCTTGGATTTAGTTTAGGTAATACAGTAAAATATATTTCACGTGCAGGTAAGAAAGACCCTAATAAGCGACTTGAAGACTTGCAAAAAGCACTTTGGTATTTAGAAGAAGAGATTCAGTATGAATTTGCAAAAAGCCTTGGACCGCGTTCCGGATACTAAACATAATGTTATATCAGTTCTTTCCGGAGGACTCGACTCTACTATTATGACTTATATTCTTGTACGTAAGTATGGTGCAAATAGAGTCTTTGCACTTTCATATAACTACGGACAGAAGCAAAAAGTAGAACTTGAAATGGCAGCTAAGACATGTGAGTATCTTGGCGTAGCACATAAGGTTCTTGATCTAGGTATTCTAGGTGATATTGTTAAGAACGTCTCTGCTAACATTGGTGGCAGTGATGTTAATATGCCTACTATTAAGGATGTGCTTGGAGATCCTCAACCTAAGACATACGTACCCTTCCGTAATATGATTCTTAATTCATTAGCATTCTCATTTGCAGAAGCTAATAAAGCAAGTCATGTGTTTACCGGATTACAAGTGCATGATGAATATGGTTATTGGGATACTACTCAGAAGTTTGTAGATAGTATGAATGCAGTAGCAGATCAAAATCGTACTCATAAAGTTAAACTAGAAGCGCCTTTTAGTCTTCTTTCTAAGTATGATGAACTTATGATAGCTAAAGAACTAGGTAATGTTCGTTTAGAATATACTCTTACCTGCTATGATCCAGATGAACAAGGTCGTTCATGCGGTATTTGCCCGTCATGCTCTGAACGTCTTCAAAATTTTATTAAAGCAAATATGAGAGACCCTATTCAATATCAACCTGGTAGATCAGTTGAATGGGATAGATTTCTTTTTAAAGGTGGATCAGATTATTAATGTGTAGTATTTTTGGTAGTTTTAGTACTGAAAAGTTAAAAGAGTTAGCTGAGCTTAATTTGTATAGAGGTCAGCACTCTTACTCTTTTTCATACTATGATATCCTTAAAAGACAAATCACCTTTATGCAGAAAGATTTAGGTGAATTGCCTATTAATGACATTAATATACCTGAAGGGCATTATGCAATAGCACATATGCAAGCTCCCACTACAAGTAATAAAAGAGCTAACACTATACACCCAGCTACTATAGGCGTACATAGTCTTTGGCATAATGGTATTATTAAAGATCATTGTGTAAAAAATATGTCACGTAATACTGTTTTTATTGAAAATGGTGATTTAGATTATCTTTCTTGGGATACTTATTTAATTCTCCATCAGTATGTTTATCAAGGCAATATAAATAATATAGATGGTACATTCTCATGCGTGTACTATAGTGAGCGTGATGGATTGAGATTGTTTCGTAATGAGATATCACCGCTTTTTATTGATAAAGAGCACAGCATATCCTCAACTAAATTTAACGATTCAGAATCGCTAATGCCTAATATTATCTGGCAATTTTTGCCAGGTGAAGGTATAATGTCAATTGATACCTTTAAAACAGTAGAAAACCCTTATTATTTTGGAATATAATTCATGATGATTCATATTGCATCTAAAGAGACTGGATCTTCTCTTACTAATTTAGTTGAAGCAGATATTCAACCTAATGCTGTAGATCTTAGAGTGAGTAAAATTTTCTCTATTAATCAAAATACTTTTGTTATCGGTGAAGATGATGATGGCAAAGAGACAAAAATTCATCGAGGTTCTACTGAAGTACATCCAGATGAGAACGGCTATTATACTCTTGACCCTGGCTCATATGAAATAATTATGGAAAATATTATTTCTGTGGGAGCTGATGAAGCGGGGTGGGTTATTACTCGCTCTACTCTTAATCGTAATGGTGTATATATTACTAGCGGGTTATATGATTCAGGTTATAATGGTGTCATGGCTGGCGCACTTCATGTAACTAGAGGTACTGCACTTATTAAAAAGGGTACTCGAGTAGGTCAATTCCTATTATTTAAGTCTCAATCTCTTAAGAAATATGATGGAGATTACGGTATCGGCAAGGCGCATGATCAAAAATATAATTGATTATCTTAAGTGGTCAAACCTGTTAATAACATTTACTCTAAATCCATGTAGTTGGAAAATTTACTTTAATTATTTTCCTCCTAATGATTTAGGACCAAAGATGCATCATTTAATTATTAGAATATTAATGTTAAGAATAGAACTCATCATTGATGATGGTTCGTGGTAATAAGGCTACCTGTCATATACGATCTAAGGAAATAAAAAATGGAAATTAAAATTGAACTTGAAGAGCTAAGAAAGAAAAAGCTCTTTATTGCTACCCCGATGTATGGTGGTGCTTGTACAGGTATGTACACTCGCTCTATGTGTGATTTGACATCGATGCTAGTAAAGTATGGTATTGAAATGCGATCATACTTCCTATTTAATGAATCACTTATTACTCGTGCACGCAACTATTGCGTGGATGAATTCTTGCGTTCTGATTTTACACATCTTATGTTTATTGACTCTGATATTGGATTTAATCCTCAAGATGTTATTGCACTTTTAGCGTTGCAAGATGATAATTCACCTTATGATGTTATCGGTGGACCTTATCCTAAGAAGTGTATTACATGGGAAAAGGTAAAGCAAGCAGTCGATAAGGGGGTTGCTGATAAAGATCCTAACGTACTTGAAGACTTTGTAGGCGACTTTGTTTTTAATCCTGTTATCGAAAACGGCGCTAAATCTAAAGAAATTCGTCTTGATGAGCCTGCAGAGGTTCTCGAGATTGGTACTGGATTTATGATGATTCGTAAGAAGACATTCGATCAGTATGTGGCAGCTTATCCAGAAATTATGTATAAGCCTGATCATGTTCGTACTGCTGCGTTTGATGGGTCGCGTGAGATTGGAATGTATTTCCAAGCAGAGATCGATCCTGCATCTAAGCGTTATCTATCAGAAGATTATCTCTTCTGTCAAAACGTACGTAAGATGGGCGGTAAGGTATGGATTTGTCCGTGGATGCATATGGCGCATTCAGGCTTCTATACATTCAATGGTAAGCTTCCCGCTCTTGCTTCTATTGGTGCATCAGCTACTGCTGATCCAGCGCTATTAAAGAATAAGAAGTAATTAAAGGATATTTGTTATGAAACTTAGTGAACAGACTATTAATATTTTAAAGAACTTTTCAGTTATTAATAATAACTTGCTTGTTAACCCAGGTAATATTCTTACTACTGTTGCTCCACAATCACGTTCTGTGTACGCTAAAGCAAACGTAGAAGAAACCTTTCCAAGGCAATTTGCTATCTATGAACTGAATAAGTTTCTTGGTGTAGTATCTCTTTTCAAAGAACCAGAGCTTGAGTTTAGCGATATGTCAGTTAAGATTGTCTCAGGCAGACAATCAGTTAGTTATACATATGCAGACCCATCTATGGTTATTGCACCAGATCCTAATAAGGATATCAATTTTCCGACAGCAGATATTGAGTTCTCCATTTCTCAAGAAGAGCTCCAGCGCGTCGTAAGGGCTGCAGGTGTTCTTCAGTTGCCGGAAATTGCAGTGACTGGTGATGGTGCGAACATTACCGTCACTGCTACTAATTCGAAGAATCCAACTACTGATGTGTTCAGTATTGAGGTAGGTGAGACTAGTCATACTTTTAATATGTTGATTAAAGCAGAAAATATTATTAAGTTAATTTCTGCTAACTATGAAGTAAAGATTACATCGCGTGGACTAGCACAATTTAAGTCTAATAATGTAATCTATTATATTGCAACAGAAGCAAACAGCACATTTAATAAGGATGAAAATTAATGAACGTATATATTCTACTTGACAGATCAGGTTCTATGTCAAGTCTCTGGAATGAAGCAATTGGCGCTATCAATGCATACGTAAAAAAACTTGACAAGAAGACAAAGATCTTTTTATCAACTTTTGATAATGAAAGCTATGATGTTCTTCGTAACTCTAGTGTAAAAGAGTGGAAGGACATTAGTGAGGAGGAATCACATCCTAGAGGTATGACTCCTCTTTATGATTCTTGTGCACGCATTATGAATCGTGCAATAGAAGATAATAGTGACAAGACTATATTGGTTGTAATGACTGATGGTTTTGAAAATTGTTCTAAAGAACATACTCGTGAACAAATTAAAGCTAAGATTAAAGACTTTGAAAAGAAGAACTGGGAAGTTGTTTTTCTCGGCGCTAACTTTGATAAGGTAGATTCAGTTGCATCTGATCTTGGTTTAGCGTATAATAAGTTCACAAATATTACTACAAACAACCTCAGATCGTATATGACAGGTAGCCTTGCTGACGCTACTGTAGCATATACTACTACAGGTACTGCAGTAAATATTACTGACAAAGATAAGATGTCTGCTACTAAAGCATCAGTCTAATCTTTTATTTTATATTATGAAAATGGTGAAAAAATGGTACGTGATGAATTCTTGTGGGTCGAGAAGTATCGTCCCAAGACTATAGATGATTGTGTACTACCAGACAGCTTAAAGCAAACTTTTAAGCAGTTTATTGCTGGTGGTGAAATTCCTAATCTACTTCTCACAGGCGGGCCCGGCGTTGGTAAAACGACCGTGGCTCGCGCTATGTTAGAACAGATTGGGTGTGATTATATTGTTATTAACGGGAGCATGAATGGCAACATCGACACGCTTAGAAATGAAATTCAGCAGTTCGCCTCAAGTATCTCTTTTAGTGGGGGACGAAAATACGTCATCCTTGACGAAGCAGATTACCTTAATGCAAATTCAACCCAACCCGCACTTAGAAATTTCATGGAAGAATATTCCAAAAATTGCGGATTCATCCTTACATGCAACTTTAAAAATAGAATTATTGAACCGCTACATTCTAGGTGCTCTGTCGTAGAGTTTAAGATTGCTAAAACAGATTTACCTAAACTTGCTATGCAGTTTTTCAAGCGGGTAGTAGGTATTCTTGATAAAGAAAATATAGGCTATGATAAATCAGTAGTGGCTGAACTAATTAATAAACATGTACCTGATTGGCGTCGAGTTCTTAATGAGCTTCAACGTTATTCTGCTACAGGTAGTATTGATTCTGGTATCTTTATTAATCTTAGTGAAGAGAATTTTAAAAGTCTTATATCAATGCTTAAAGCTAAAAACTTTGCAGAGATGCGTAAATGGGTAGGTGAGAATAGTGATTCAGATTCTACATCTGTATTTCGCAAGTTTTATGATCAAGCCTATCAGTATATTAAACCTAGTTCTATTCCTGAACTAGTTGTGCTTATTAGTAAGTATCAATATCAAGCTGCATTTGTAGCTGATCATGAAATTAACTTAACTGCATTCTTAACTGAGTGTATGATTACTGTTGAGTTTATCTAATGAATCCGTTTGATTTTGTTAACGCTATTAATGGCAAAAAGCAAGACATCATTAGAGCATCTGACAACCCTGATCTTGCTGAGAAGCAATATATACCTTTTATTATTAATAAAGCATTCTCATATCATATCGATACAGTACTTTACTCAAATGAGATGAATAAAGCAGCTCATATTGATTCTAAACTCCAAAACGACTATTACCTAAATAGTATACGCACTGGAAAGCGTTTCTCTAAGTGGCATAAGCGCCAGGAAAACTTAGATATAGACGTTATTCAGGAATATTTTAAAGTAAACTATTTAAGAGCTACTGAGATAGCAAAATTGCTATCAAAGGAACAGCTCGACCTTATAAGAATAAGAATAACAAAAGGTGGTAATAATGAGCTTCGATCTAAGTCAGCTAGTTGAAGTGAGATTAAAGAATGCTGAAGATTTTCTCAAAGTTCGCGAAACTTTATCTCGAATCGGCTTAGCGTCAAAAAAAGACAACACTCTTTATCAGTCATGCCATATTCTACATAAACAAGGCAAATATTATATTGTGCATTTTAAAGAGTTGTTTATGCTTGACGGTAAAGAAGCAACCTTCTCAGAAGGTGATATTGCTAGACGTAACAGAATTGTTACGCTTCTAGATGAATGGGAGTTAATAGAAGTTGTTGATAACAGTAAAATATTAAATCCTATTGCACCCCTTAATCAGATTAAAATTATTCCTTTCAAAGAAAAGAATAGCTGGAATCTCATTACTAAATACACTATAGGTGGAAGATAACTATATAAAGTTTTTGTTATGTATAATTATGATGATGTTAGAGTAGTTCATTTAGAAATTACTCAAAAGTGTCAAGCTTCCTGTCCGATGTGTGACAGAAATCAAAATGGGGGCTTAATCAACCCCCATCTTTCTTTAGCTGAACTCTCCCTAGAGAATTGTAAGCAAATATTTGAGCCTGCTTTTATTAAGCAGCTTAACTATATGTATATGTGTGGTAATTTAGGTGATCCTATTATTGCCAATGATACACTAGAAGTATTTGATTACTTTCGCACACATAACCCTAATATGAAACTAAGCATGAATACTAACGCTGGCGCAAGAAACCAGCAATGGTGGCGAGATCTTGCTAAAGTATTAGGGCCGAAAGGAATGGTAAGATTCTCTATAGATGGGTTAGAAGATACTAATCATATCTATAGGAGAGGAGTTCAATGGGATAATGTAATGAGTTCTCTTACTAGCTTTATTGACGCTGGTGGTAATGCTATATGGGATTATTTAATATTTGATCATAATGCACATCAAGTAGAAGAAGCAAAAAAATTATCAGTTAATCTAGGTGTAAAAACTTTTGTAGAAAAGAAAACATCTAGATTCTATAGTACAGCAAAAACATCTCTTAAAGATACTCATACTGTAAAAGATCGTAAAGGTAACGACCAATATGATCTAAAACCAGTAGATACACCTCTTAATAATAAAATTAATAATACTATAGATAAGCATGGTAGCTTGTCCAACTATTATGATACAACAGAAATTGTTTGTAAAGTAAAAGAACAAAAAAGTATTTTTATTACTGCTGAAGGTCTAGCAATGCCTTGTTGCTGGACTGCTTCCCGTATGTATAAGTGGTGGCATAAAGACCCTAAAGTAGAACAAGTGTGGCAATTTATTAAAGATACAGATAGAATAAACGTTCTTAAGCACGGTATTAAAAATGTGCTTAATAATGGTGTATTTCAAGATATAGAAGTAAGCTGGGGGCTTCAATCAGTAGCTGAAGGTAAACTGAAAGTATGCTCTGAGAAATGTGGTAAAGAGTTTGATCCGTTTAAGGAACAATTTGTTAATGCAAAATAAAATATCATCTACATTCTGCGCTTTACCTTGGGTACATTTAAGCACAAGACCTGACGGTTCAATGCGAGTGTGTTGCACAGCTAATGCATCAGGAGTACAAGATCCTGATAGTAGTAAGCGTGTTAATGGTGGTAATGCAGGTATAGTTAAGAATCAAAATAATATGCCAGCTAATCTCAACCACACATCACTTAATGATGCGTGGAATAATGAATACATGTGCAACGTGCGTAAAACAATGCTTAAAGGTGAAAAGCCAACTTCTTGTCTCAAATGCTATAAAGAAGAAGAAGCAGGTGTTATCAGTAAACGTCAATGGGAAACTGATTACTGGGGTAAAATATTTGATCTTAATGAGATAGTATCGGAGACTAAAGAAGATGGTTCTATTCCAGCAAAAATTAGATATTTAGATCTTAGACTAGGTTCTAAATGTCAGCTTGCATGTGTTATGTGTTCACCGCATGATAGTTCAGGTTGGGTAAAAGAATGGAATGAAATTTATCCTAAGATTGAAAATGAAAATTTAAAACGTAATAGTAATTGGCATATGAAGGGCCAAGTAGGTGGTGCTAGCTATAACTGGCATCTTAATAATCCTACATTCTGGGAAGAGCTTTATGAGCAGATTCCTCATATGTATCAACTATACTTTGCTGGTGGTGAAAGCACTATCATTAAAGAACATTATCTTCTTCTGGAAGAGTGTATCAAAAGAGGATATGCAAGCCAAATTGAACTTAGATATAACTCTAACGGACTTGAATTACCTGAAAAGCTTTTCGAGCTTTGGTCGCATTTTAGGTTAGTTAAATTTCATTTTTCTATAGATGCATTTGGCAAGCAGAACGAATATATTCGTTATCCTACTGATTGGAAGACTATAGAAAATAACTTACACATTCTTGATAATACCCCTGATAATGTAGAAGTAACAATAGCTTGTACCTTGATGGCATTAAACATATATTATTTTCCAGATTTTATTAAATGGAAATTAACCCAAGGGTTTAAGAAAATTAATAAATATCCATACGGTGCTGGAACTATTAATACTCATTTTGCGTATTATCCTCCTCAGCTTAACGTCAAGGTTCTTCCTAAAGAATTCAAACAAAAAGTCGTTGACAAATACGAAAACGATTTCTTTCCTTGGTTAGAAGAAAACTGGAAATTTGCAACAGGTATTCCAGATACAGTTAGTAAAGAAAAATGGTTTAGTGAAAATTATAGTATTAAAAGATTTAAAAGCATTTTGAGCTTTATGAATAAAGAAGACTGGAGTCAAAGATTACCAGAGACTGCAGAATGGATTAAACGTATAGATCAAACTCGTATGTTAAATTTTTATGAACATTTTCCAGATTATGATTGGTTAAAAAAATATGAGTAAGACGTTTTGTCCTATGCCTTGGAACTCAGTTAATCTCCGTAATAATGGAGATATGCGAGTATGTTGTAATGCTAACTCATATACAAAAAATAAAGGTATCCTAAGAAAAGAAGATGGTACTGCTTTTAATATTGGTAAAGATGATATTAATGAAGCAAGAAATTCGGTTACTTTAAAAGATATTAGATCTACTATGCTTAAAGGTGAGTGGCATTCAGAATGTGAGCGCTGCCGCCAAGAAGAAACTAATGGCATTAAGAGTAGAAGAGAATATGAAAATGAACTCTGGGATAAGGTAGAAGAAAATATCAAAGACAAAACTTCTGAAGACGGTACTATTATAGCAGAAGAAATACCTATTGACTATTTTGATATTAGATATGGCAATTTTTGTAATTTAAAATGTAGAATGTGTGCTCCTACTGAATCACATACTTGGTATAATGATTATGTTGAGTTATACGGTATTAATAAATTTAAAGATACACATGACACTATTGTACTAGAAAAAAATAGTAAGGGTAGATGGTCAACTAATCAATATGATTGGTTTAAGAATTCTAATCATTATTGGAATCAATTTGAAAAATATACTAAAGATGCTAAGAAACTCTATATTGTCGGCGGTGAGCCTCTTATTATTGAAGAGCATTTAGATTCTTTAGAGAGACTAATTTTTAGCGGTAGAGCTAATGAAATATCTATTGAATACAATACTAATTTAACAAATGTACCCCAGCGCATTATTAAACTTTGGGAACATTTTAAGCAGATTAGAATTGGCGCGTCTATAGATGGATTTGGTGATGTATTTGAATATCAAAGAACACCTGCTAATTGGGAAAGCGTATATGAAAATATGCTTAAATTAGACTCTCATACTAATATTAATTTAGTAGGATGGTTTGCTTATACAGTAACACCATTTAATATTTTTCATCTTCCTGAATTTATGAAATGGAAATTATCTGATAGCAAACTTAACAGATTTAATACTACTAGAGGTGCTCGTAAAGTAATATCACATCATATGTGTCACGCACCTAGACATTATAATGTTAAGTGTTTACCAGACGAATTAAAACAACAAATTGATAAACATTTTGATGAATATAAAGAATGGGCTAAGAGTCAACCGGAAGATGTATATAAAGATTTCTGTAAATTACTAAATGGTGTTTCTCGTTTTATGAATTCAGAGAGTTACTTTGATCCTCATTTTGCAGAATTTATTGATATTACAGCTAAGCTTGATAAAATAAGAAATCAGGATGTGAGAAAAATTGTACCACAATTTACAAAATACTTCGATGCATATTACGAACGAGAATCTTGATTGCTGTATAGTAACATTATTTTTACATAACGTTTGTAATTATAAATGCTCTTATTGTAACGATTATCATAGAGATGGTTCATATAGGTGGCCTGAAAAATGGGATGCTTATATTAATTTAATCGATAAAGTAAAGCAAAATAACAAATATGTTTATGTAGAGGTATTAGGCGGTGAACCTACACTCTGGCCTAAATTTCAAGAATTTGTAGACTACATTAGTAGTGATAATGTTTTTGTAGAATATTCTACAAATGCTTCTCGTACTTTAAATTACTGGAGCAAATTTAAAACACATAGAGCATTTGCTTTTTTATCTTGGCATTATGAATTTGCTGATGACGATCATTTTTTTAAAGTAGCAGAAATAATGCAGCATAAAGCTTCCGTATCTATACCTCTTATGATTATACCTGATAATTTTGAAAGAGCAAAAGTTTTATATGAGAGATTAAAGCAATTAAATGTTGAGATTACTCCTAAATTTACTCGTACATCAATAAACGGACATTCTTATTTTAATTATACAGAAGAACAAAAAGAATGGATTACTAATAATAGTTTTAATAAAATGAAATCGTTTGGTATTGATTGGGTTATACCTCGCAATTTGCATTTTAACGGTCAACCAATAAAATTTATGAACGTATTAGATAAGCAGATGCATAAATTTAAAGGTTATACTTGTACTGCAGGTATAAAAAGACTTATGATCGATCCTAATGGAGATATTAAACGTTGCACTAAGAGAGTAGGAGGTGTAGTAGGTAATATATTTAACGACTATACTTTACCTGATTCACCTATTGTATGTACGTATGATGCTTGTCCATGTAAACTAGATGCTATTGTTGAAAAATGGATTTAAAAGATATTAAAATAACTAAATTAAAAGATAATTTTACAGATCAATTTGGTCTTAAAGATCCTTCATGCATTAATAAATTTGCATGGAGTACAATTCATATGTCTATTGGTGAGACAATGAGTTGTCATAGAGTAGATGGTGATAAATTATCAGCAGATAATTTTAGTAATTTTCATAACACCCCTTCTAAAATAAAAGATAGAGAAAGAATGATTAACGGTTTATGGCCAGATACAAATGGTCCTAACCCTATTGGGCCACATAAAGGTTGTGAGGTTTGCCGAGAAGTAGAAGCTGCAGGTGGAATTAGCGATAGAATTTCTGATAATGAAGATAAACATTTATTAAAAAAAGTTCCTAAAGAAATAAAAGCAGATAATAAGGCTACTACAGTTACTCCTACTATATTAGAGGTATTTTATAATAATCAGTGTAATCTAGCTTGCATTTATTGTGCACCTAAATTTAGTTCATTAATTGCCGCAGAAAGTTACAGACACGGTACTAGAACAGAAGAGCTAACAAAGGTATTAGAATTTAGAAAAGATTATAAACAACTAGTAGATGCTCATTTTGCATGGATGAAAGATAATGCAAAATTTTTATACAGGTATAATATATTAGGCGGGGAGCCTTTTTATCAGCCAGAACTAGAACAAAATATAGATTTTTTTATGGATAATAAATGCCCTAATTTAAAAATATCTATATTCTCAAATCTTAATATCGATAAAGATAAATTTAGATCTAAATTAAATAGATTATCTTATCTAGTAAAGAACAAACATGTTAACGTTATTACATTGCATTGTAGTTTTGATTGCTGGGGGCCTCAAATAGAATATATTAGACACGGACTTAATTTACAAAAATGGGAAGAAAACTTTTTAATTTTACTTAACGAGTTTCCTGATATAGAAGTTATCATTCATAGCACTCTTACTGCAATTACATTTTCTACTTTTCCAGAATTAGTTGATCGTATTAAAAATTGGTCATCTATAAGGACTATAAGACATACTATTTCAACTGTTGATTCAAGACCGTTTTTATATCCTGGTATTTTACCTGAAGAAAATTATAAAAGTCAAATACAAGAATCAATAAAAATTTATTTAGAAACTATTAATGTCATTAAAAACACTAATTACAAATATGAATATGATAATCAAGAAAAAATACATGCTATAGCACATATTCATAGAGTTATTGCGCAATTAAAAAGCTATGAAAAAACATTTGATAAGCACAGTAAGGATAAATTTCAAATTGGTAAGCTTATAGATTTTCTCAACATTAATGACTCTCGAAGAAACACTAATTGGAAATTATTATGGCCGTGGTTAGATATGAAGATATAACTTTAGATATGCTTGGCACAAAACGTCAAAGGCCAATGTATCTTAGTACTTTTACTAGAAGTAGATACGATATGGATATGAAAACATATCCAAAAGACCCTCATGAATATACAAAATATTTTTTACATTCTATAGATCAATGGATTAAAAACCACCAGTTAATAAAGTATTTAAATTTACACACATTTAGTCGTAAAGATGCTATTTTAGGAACCACTCAACAGTTAGACGAATTACATTTACTTCATGGTAAAAAAATAGTAGTTTTTAAAGGTGAATACAAATATCATAGAAGACTTACTGATTTTAATATTAAACAGATACAATCGTATAAAGAATTACAACGAGGAGATGTTTTAATATTATCATATCCATCATGTATAACAACAAATTATGTTAAAGATTTTCATGAACTTTTAGAATGGTGTTTTAGAGAACAAATTGAAGTTCATATAGATGGAGCATGGTTCGGGCAGTGTAAAAATTTTATATTAGATGTAGAGCATCCAGCAATACGTTCATTAAGCGTATCATTGTCTAAAGCTTTTGGAATGGGCAGTCAACGCATAGGCATTCGTTATACCAGAGAAAAAATTAACGGTCCAATTTCAATAATGAATGATTATGGTTATGTAAATGTTAGTGATATGTGGATTGGTGTACATATGATTGATAAGTACGGCACTGATTTTTGGTGGAAAAATTATAACCATTTATATTTAAAAGTATGCAACGACTTTAATTTAGAACCATCTGATAGTATTCATGTAGCATGGAAAGATAAAGCTTTATTAGGTATTAGAACTCCCCTTAGAATGTTAATTGATAATATTTTTGATGAAAGAGGAACTGATAAAGGGCTTAATGAGATTGAAAGAAACGAAAAATAATGTATAAATTTGGCGTTTATAATTTTAATAATAATTTAGATTATCATATTCAAAAAAGTAAAAATGTTTTTGATAACAGCACAGATGTAAAACTTACAGGAAGTAAAAATTTAAATAGTTTTTATTCTATTAATTCGATAGAAGTAAAAAAAGATCTTAATAATTATTTAAACGATACTCTTGATACAAAATTAGATTGGAATTTTGAGTATTTTAAATCAGGAGAGCCTGCAGGGCTTCATACAGACTATGATATAACACCATGGGATAATAGGACCAGCTGTAGAATAGATGTTGGTGTTATAATTCCATTATTCTGGAATTGTAAACAGCCTTATACTTTGATGTATAATAGAATAGCAGATACTCCCAGAAAATTAATTTATCGTAAAGGTGAAATGAGATATAAAGATACTAATGAGATTATTTCATATAGAGATAAATGGGAATTTGATAATCAAGTATTAGAATTTAATCCTAAAAATACTCAATATTATAATGAGTATGCAGATTTAAAATTAGACAGTGTTTATGAATGGAAAATCTCTACAATGTTAGTATTTGATACTAGAAGGTGGCATTCATCTTCTTGGTTTTTATCAACTAATGAACTTCCAGAAAAAGTAAGTGAATATAAATGCTCTATTATAGGTTTTGGTTCGGTAGATGTTCCGTGCAATTAAACAAGTAGAAGGTGGTGTTTTTAGTGTTGTATGGGATTTAGGAAGAAGATGTTCCTATTCATGCTCTTATTGTGGACCTCATCATAATAATAAATGGTCTCCTAATGCAAGTTTAGAAGATCTTAAAATAACTATGAATGGTATAGCTAGGTATACTAGCCTTCTTAATAAACATCGAAAAATACCTAAGAAAACTTCTATTAATTTTACGGGCGGTGAACCTACTATTAACCCTCACTTTTTTGAGTTCATAGAACACATTAAAAAGAACTATCCTTCAGTAGGAATTAATTTAACTACTAATGGTTGTTATAATGAAAAGAAATGTGATTTAATTTTAAAGTATGTTCATTGTGGCACTATAAGCTACCATGTTGAAGCATCTGATCAAGAAAAAAAATTAGTTCATGCTAATATAGAAAAAATGAAATTAAACAATTTTGATTTCAGTGTTAATCTTATGATGCATAAAGATTATTTTGATGAGTGTATAAAAGTCTCTGAATGGCTAGATTCTATTAACGTTAAGTATAAACCTAGAGTAATAGGCGATTCAAATAATTTAAAAGATATTGAAGATGGAACTGCTCACATTTATAATGAGCAGCAACTTAGTTGGTTTAAATCCTATTGGAATAAAAATAAACAAAAAGTTAATAACGATGCTAAGTCATGCGAGGTTGCTACTAAACTTGGAAGACCTTGTTGTGCGGGTAAAAAATTAGAACTTCTTATAGACGATGAATGGCAAGCAGGTACATTTGTTCCAGATACTAATTTTTATGAATGGAGTTGTATGGTTAACTGGCATTTTCTTTTTATTAATAGTGAACTTGATGGTGTGTGGCATCATCAAACTTGCCAAGTTAATTTAGATGGACAGGTAGGCCCAATAGGTAAAGCAAGCGATTTTAATTCTATTATAGCAAACCTAGAACAAAAATTTAATCAAAATAATATTAATTTAATAAAGTGTCCAAAATCT